CCTTCGTTTGGTAAGCTCCCACTAACCCAAGTATTTATGGTAGTGGTTACATCCATTTCTATATCTGTTGTTTGATAATTAAAAGATTGTGTTACATATGAACCGGTGTACCACATTCCACCCTTACCATTGAATGAACCTGAAGATTCAAGAGATGCAGAACCTACTAACCAATTTGTAGAAGTTTTTCTTTTTTCCCACGAAACACCATCTGTTGATATTTCGTCAAATCGTGTTCCGATTCCCATATCCCATGATTGTGAGACAGGATATGCATATATTGAATATTCATTTGGGATTTCATTTGATTCACATTCTTTTAATATTAAATTACAATTGAAATCAAATACAAATTCATTATTTGCAACTCTAGTTGCTAATGAAGATGAATAGGTATTATATGATGATGAATAATAATTTGATGAGGATGTAAATGCTGCCCATGATTGTGAAGCTTCAGTAGTTTCTGAACTTGCTGTCAAAAATAATAAATTAGATGCTGTATATGCACTCGATGCACTCAATATCAATTTATGTGATGTCAAGGAAGATGACTCGGAAGATGATATAATATGATTCTCAAATATAGTCAAATCACTTTCTTGAATATATACTGATGCTGATTGTGTATTATAGGAAGATGATAAATACCCACTTTGTGATATTGCACTTACATATGATGCTGATACAGATTGAAATCTTGTTGTTATAGAACTATCACCTAAACTACTCGTAAATGATGAACTAATCATAGTATCATATGACGCAGATACTAAAACATAAGAAGATGATAAATTTCCTTCATATAAACTTTGTGATGCCCAACTTGCTGAAGTTGCAAGTGATGCAGATGCAAGTGTCACGATTGAACCACTTGCCTCCACAAATGCGTTTACATTATCCGTATTGGCATCAGCAACTAATGTAGCCAAAGATGCAGAATCATTAGTTTTATTTGAACTAGATACCACTAAAGAGGCAGACAATGTATTGTATGATGCAGAAAAATGTAATGAAGATGATTCATTACTATCCCATGACTGTGATAATGTAGTTTGAACTGACTGTGAAGTTGTTAATAAGCTTGATAAAGGAAGTTGCCCTTCGGCAATTGAAGAACTAAAATCATTTGTTTCAAACTTAATTAAAGAACGAGCAATATCTTTAAGGTTACCATAGTAAACTTTTGACACTTCAAGTATCTCATCCAAGCCAGTATTCTGAGTTGGTTGTTGTAAGTAAATCGTTGCATCTTTTGATGCTGTTACAAAATAATACATTATACCACCCTCCCTCTTATATCTTTACTTGGATATTTTACTTCAAATACTGATGGGTCAAGTGAAGGATATACCATCTTATCTTTTGTTGCATTTGATATGTTGTATGCAACACCAGAATATACACCACCACATTTGTTGATAATCTCACACTTAGGAACTGATTGAACTCCCTCTACACCAGCAATTAAAAGTTCAAGTTCTGAAATGTTGATTGGCATATTAAATGTCCATTCATCGATGTTAAAGTATCTTTGAATTTCTTGTTGACATCTCAATAAAACTTCTCTACTATTATATCCACCATAAACTCGTATATCGAAATCTACACCAATATTGATTACAAACCCATCTAATAGATTTACACCATCGGTCAACATTCGATACTCACCTAAATAAGTTTTTAAGTTTTCTTTTACTGCTCGATTTAGAGTTGTTAGTTTTTTATCAGAATCATATCCAAGTGCATACAAGTTGATTGCAAAAGGATTGTTTTTTTCTTTTGAATCACTTTGTTTACCCACAAGGAAAGTGTTTACTTCTTTTTTAATTTCTTCTTCTGTTAAATCTCTTTCTTTTAACGAAGTTACTAAATCAGTAAATTCTTGTAATGAATTTGGATTTGATAGAATTGACGCAGGAGAGTTGTTATCTAATTCTCCATCAGGTGCACAATATACTTTTGCAATTCCCCCATATTTTGCTGGAAGTGATAATGCTCTAACTTGATAATCTTTTCTAGTTACTGCTCGGTTTTGTGAACCAAAGTTAGCAAGAGCATTTTCTCTAATTTCATCAATAGTTTCTCCACCACGACCACCTTTTGCAGGTTCTTCGTTGTCAACTGCTACTGAATTCTTTGCTGTATTATAAAGATTCAATTCATCATCATTGAACTCGGTTAAATCTTCTTCAAATGAAATTGCTTCTATTTTAGTTAAAACTCCTTGTTTAGCATTTGAACCAACACCACCACCAACAATATAAGTTACTTCTAGTGTAGTGTTAGGAGCCTGTCCATACGAATTTGTTCTCAAGAAGTTTGCAGGGTCAAACGATGCACCCAATCTATCGATTGATGATTGTAATCCCAATCCTACATTTTTAAAGTTTGGTATAAGAGTTTCATCAGATGATGCAACACCACCACCAAATACTAAAGAAGTTGTATTATCAGGATTTACTCGTGTAGTAAATCTTCGCGAGGTTTTAATCAACTTTAATATATTAGGAACTGAATCAGAAAACTGAGCTAAATCTTTATCATTTCTTTCTGAGTTTTTATAATCAACATAAACCATTTCTTGTGCAAGATAAGGAACTTCGTACCACTTGTTTCCATTTGAATCACGAACATCTACAACTTGAACTACATTAGTTTCTGCTAAATCAATCGTTGAAAATTGTTGTGAAGTTGAAAATTGTTTAGATACTAAACGAAGTTCACCTGAAATTGCATTTACATATTTCTTTACTAAATAGAAAGAAGGTTCACCAGTTGGTGTTGTATTATAAACTGAAATTTCTCTATCAGTTGGTACATTAAAATCACAAACTTCAGTTGTTCTAAATCGTGTACCATTTTCAGATGATTCAACTACCAACCCTTCACTAATTCTTAGATAGTATTTTGAATCAGGTTGATTATTTTCACCAGTACCAGTTGATGGTACTAATTGATAAACTGCAAGTTTAACTAATGCAGGTGAAGTAACTTTTGGTTTATATCCAAGATATTGTGAAAGGGCAAGAACATTTTCTTTGTCCTCTGCATACAACATCATTGATTCTTTTAATGAATCATCAATATAATAAGAAAGAACATCTCCAATATAAGATGCCATTTCTATAAACATCATACCAGGTGATGACTCGTTAAAATCAGTATAGGTTTGTGGGAAGTATGTTTTTGCATATTCAATTAGATTTTCTCTAAATGATGCAAAATCTTTATTTAGATATTTGATATCCCTACCTTGGTTTGATTTCTTTGTTATTGAATTGAGTGCCATCTATATTACCCCTGTATCGTAAATGTTATTTCTTGTGTATCGATTTGATTACCAACTCTAAAACCAATTTTCATATTTGCACGATTCATGTCTTTCATATCATCTGTCATTTCTACATCGATTTCATCAATCGTAATATATGGTAACCAAAAACTTACCGAAGTTGTTATAATTTCTTCTAACTTACTTTCAAATTGAGAATCAAGTTGTTCAAATAAAAGTGAGTGAAGTCCTGTTCCAAACTCTGGTTGCATTACTCGTTCACCTTTTTTGGTTAAAAGTAAATTTTTAAGGTTAGATTTGGCTTGTTCATATGAAGTAAAGGCCTGTTCGAAGAAACCGGTCTCTCCTCTTTTGGCAGGTAAAGTAATCCCATACGCAAAAGAATCTAATTCTTTTTCGGTATCTTTAACTACTTTTCTACCAATTACATAAGCCATTACTTATACTCCTATTTCTTAAATCTTTTAACTAACTCAGAATTATCTCTATTTAAAATTCTATCTAAGCCAGGTAAACCTGTTTTAACACCTAAACCAGTTTTTCTTACTCCACCACCCATATTACCATATCCCATCTTGGCTGCCATTTCTGCTTTCATTGATTCTAACCCACCTTGAGCAGTTTGAGAACCAAAGGTCATAGTTTGTTCAATATCAGGTTCTGCCTCCATATAACTTGGAATATGAGATTCTTGAACTTGTGGTTGTGCTTGTTGGAATTGGTCTAATACTGAACGAGACCCTACACCAACTTGACCACCACTTCTTTGTGCAGCACTGAATGGTTGTGTTTGTGCTAATACTTCGTTTATAGTAGCATTCTTACTGAATTGCTTCTTAGGTTGTTGTCTTTCTTGTTGTAGAACTTGGTTCGCTTGTTCAAATGGGTCAATTTCTTCCACTACTGGCGAGGATGGGACACCCCCCTTCGCCTCGTTGAGTGCTTTTTTCACTCTACGATTTACTTCTTCCTCTAAAATTTTAGGGAAGGTTTTAGTTAAAAATTGCTCATGTTTCTTGGCAACTTCTGCTTCTACGATTACTTTAATTAGTTTTGCTAATTTCTTTGAATCCATTTTAATTTAATTTGTTTATCTAATATAAATATATGTTTAATGATTTTATACCCACTATTGAGGCAATGTATATCCTTTTGTTTGAACAACACCAGGTAGTGGTGGGATAAGTGGGAAGCCAAAATAAAGAGAAGTAGTAGTGGCTACAAAATCAATTGATGCTAAATGAGAGGTTGCATAGATAGTGAATAAATCTAAAAAGGTATCTGTCTTATCAGATGGAAATTCAGGTGGAGTTTCTGGCCAAACACCCGTTCCAATTGCAGTTCCACTATTTAATGCTATATTTTGAAATGAACCTGGTGCTGGTATAGATGGTGGTATTGGTGTCAATTGAACACCTGTCCAATATCCCTTTACTGCCATACCAATATCCTTTAACCAAGTATGTTGACCACTCTCAGTTTTTGTTTGGGCAATTGCACATGCAGCAATCATTAGGGTTTCCATAGTTTCAGTATTTCCTTTTGATACAGGTAAGGGGAAGCCACCAAACCCTCGAATAGATACCGAACCAGTTTTGATTGCAGTATCGTATGCAAGAGTAAATTGTTTTGCAAAAGCTTCTTTTGATTTTACACCGTTAGGATTATCCATATAGGGTTTCATCATACCTTTAAAAGTATTCCAAGACATAATTTACTCCGTAAAGTTTAGTGTGGATTTTATGTCATCTAACCTACTACTAATATCTCGTAGTTTTTGTTTATCAGGTGGAATCGGACCAGTAGATGTTGGACCTGCTGGGGTTGCGAAGGTCATAGTGTTTATTACTTGTATCAATTCTTCAAGCAATCCTTTTAAAGTTTCACCACGAACTAATGGTTCATTTTTATTATTGGTATTTAAGTAGATACTACCAGTACCTGTATTGACTGAAAAATCTCCATTGTTTCTATCAGTAGTGATATTTACAGCATCACCAAAATCCAAATCAGCCCCACCACTTCCATTATCAATTGTAAACTTACCATCTGAAATAAATCCATAATTTCCTTTTGAGAAGAAAAGCATCTCTTGTGATTTTGCAGATAAGATAATTCTTTCAGATGATAATAACATCTGGTCAAATCCTGTATATTCTTGTGGTAATTTAAAATTTATTGGTTTTGTTTTAAAATCACTCTCACCACCAGAATCTACTGTTCCTGGTTGGTAGTTCATTTTATATTTGTTAGAAGATAAAACAATTATAGAACCATCGCGATTGATATCTTCTTCAATAGATTGTGTAGTTTCAAAGTTATCAGCCCGTTGTCTGTTTCTTAAAATGATGGTTGGTGAAAATTCCTCATCTTGATTATTATATCCACTAAATCGAATAGATTGTCCAAATCGTGATTCAATAATTTTATCACCTTCATATAAACGAAGTTTGTTTATCTGATTTGGAGTGAAAACTTTATTTTCACTTTTTGTATCATTGGGATTGGTAGTTGATTTCGGTATTTGTGTCTGAGATATTTCAGAATAATCTTTTGATGTTTGTGTATTTGTTTTACTTACAGCTGGTTGATATAAATCATCACCATTTTCAACAATGTTTGATTGATTTAAGTTTGGACTGTAAATTCTTTTATACCACCAACCACCACTTGCAGTTTCTATTATATCTACAATTTCGTTTACAAGTGGCAAACTTGTATCTTCATATGAAGCAGGTTTACAAAAAACCAAATCATTTGAACTTCGTGTTGTGTCAGATAATAATCTAACATAGATAGAACCAATATCACTTATACCATCACCATCTTCATCAGTTTCGGTCAGTATAACTTTCTTTACAATTCCTCTATATTTTTCCTTTACAGTTCTAGCTCGTTCTGCAGTGGATTGTGCATAAAATTTTCTACTCATTACTTACCTACTTTCTTTTTTAGTTCTTCAACTTCATTAGTAAGTTCATCAACTTTGTGGTCTTGTTCATCAACCACTTCTTTTGCAGTTAGTTCTAAATCTTTAAGTAGTTGTTCTTTTTCTTCATCTGAAAGGAATCCTACATCTCCTTCCGCTTTGTGTTGTGCACCAATGATTCGTTGGGCAATTGCTGCCATCTTGATTAGGGAATCATCATTTTTTACTGAGGTATCAACGAGGTCTTTGATGATAGGGCCTATTGTAGCCATATCACCAGCATGTCTAATCACTTTTTTCATTTCAGCGATTAGTTCAGAAATCCTTTGTTTCTTATTCTGTTGATTATCATAGATATCCTTGAATAATCCACTTAGGGATTTACCAGGAAATAATTCAAAATCTGTACTCATAATTTACCATATTATGTTGTATATAAATATACTAAACAAAAAAACCTCACAGAAGTGAGGTTTTCTAACGCGTTATGGATGTTTACGATTCCTTATTTTTTAAGGATGTGGTAAAGTATGAAGGCACCTACTAATCCTAGTAATCCCTCATTGCTCAACGAACCAAGAATTCCCATAATATTATCTACTACTGAAATGTTTGGCCAGAATGGTACATGAACTCCTCCAAAAAGAACTTCCAATACAACTCCAAGAGCAACTAAACTAATACCAACTTCTGTAAGTGATTTAGCCCAAGAGCCAATCTTGTTCAGAATTTCCATATAGTTTCCTCCGTTTTAGTTAAAGATGTATAACACTTTTCAAAACATCGGACTGTCCAAATAATAACTATACGAATTTAATAAAAAAAGGACTCAATATATATGGAGTCCTCAAATATCAACTATATTTAATGAAATATATATAAATTAGTTTAAAGAAATCGAATATAAAGATTCTGAAACTCGGTATGTTTCCTTAGATTTTACTTCAATTTCTTTTATTTTTTTAGGTTCATATCCTAAAAATTGAATAGTAATAGTATAAGTTCCTTCTGATAAATCGTTGAATTCAAATGTACCATCAAAATCAGTAAGAGTTTGTTTGTTAGTTCCATCAATTGAAATATGTGCAAAAGAAAGTGGAGTATCATTTAATTCTCCGTCTAAAATAATTCCACTAATTGATTGTGAGAAAGAAAGTGTTGTAAATAACACGAATAAAGGTAATAACAATTTTTTCATAAAAATAAATCCTAATTTCAAATAAATAAAATTAGGATTCGTTTTTTAATAAGTTTGAATGTTATAGAATTGTTATGATTTTACAATTCCTCGTTTCTTTTGTTCGGACTTGATTTCTTCAGCAGTCCATTTCCGTTGACCATTTGGTTGAACCCATACCAACTTTCCTTTGTTGTATTCTGCCTTAGCAAATTCAGATTCCCAAATACCATGTCGCACCCATTGGTTTTCTACTTTAATGAAATAACCTTTTTGGTGTTCTGTTTTAAATTCTTTTATTTCTACCTCTTGTGAAAACGAAGCTAGTGTAAAGAGGAGAAATAGTGTAGTGATTAGTGTTTTCATAATATTCCTCTTTTATTATAAATATACCGAATGTTAAGAAAAGGTTATGTAAATGTAAATTTATAGTACTTTTTTCTTCACAATGAAATTATTCATCACCAATGTATCCATTTCACAATCTAAAAAAGTTTCTATGGCAGTTTTAGGGTCTAACACCATAGTTTGGTCTTTTAGATTAAAAGAAGTATTTAAAACAATTGGATAACCATTATCTTTATGAAGTTGTGTAAGAAGTTGATATATTCTTCTATGTTGTCTTTGAGTTAAAGATTGAATACGAGCAGAACCATCCACATGAGTAATCGCTGGTAAATACTTTTGATGTTCTTCTTTTACCTTTACCACTTGATTCATATAAGGAACACTTTTTGAATACTCAAAATACTTAGTTTGTTCTTCTAACTTTACAATTGGAGCAAAAGGTCTGAATCCTTCTCGTTTTTTAATTACTCGATTTACTCTTGATTTCATTTGTGGGTCACATGGATTGGCAAGAATAGAACGATTACCAAGAGCACGAGCACCAAACTCCATTTTACCATCAAACCACCCAATTACTAATCCCTCACTAATTTGTTTTGATATAATTGGTATAAGTTCATTATCTAATTTAAAAGTATAATATACTTTATCAGACATTGAATCAAGTACTTGTTTTATTTCATCACGAGTATAATCAGGCCCAAGATATGGAACTATATTTGATTCTCTATTTGTTCCACCATTATTAAAATAATAATATAATGCACAACCAATTGCAGAACCAGCATCAGATGGAGCAGGTGGAATCCATAAATTTTTATAATTTGTTTTTTCTAAGATTTTACCATTTGCTGTTCCATTATAAGCAGACCCACCACCTAGACAAAGATTATTGGTTGTCTTTGAAATATATAATTTATCAACTAATCTAAAAAAGTATGTTTCATAAATATGTTGTAATGTTGCTGCTAAATCTTTATGGTCTTGTGTTAGTTCTTCATCTGGTAATCTATTTGGAATTCCCAAAACTTCACCCAATTTTTCATTAAACATATGAGTGTCTGACCAATCATATGTGAAATAATCCATATTGATTTTAAACCCACCATTATTGGTTGGTGAAATTATTTTGGAAAACTTTGGTAAAAATTTATTATAATCGCCATATGGAGCAAGACCCATGATTTTATACTCACCCTCATTTGGTTTAAATCCTAAAAATGCAGTAAATGCAGAATATAACATTCCTAATGAGTGTGGAAATTTCACCGATTGTATTTTGGTAATTTTATTCCCCTCTCCATAATACATCGTAGTCGTATCCCACTCACCAACACCATCAACTGTTAGTATAGCAGACTTAGTAAAAGGAGATGTATAATATGAATATGCAACATGAGAAAGGTGATGGTCTCCATAATCTACAACAACATCTTTATGTGTTATATCAACCATTTGTTTATGAAAAGTATCAAACTTTTCTTTATTTCGTTTTATGATTTGTTTACGATTGAAGAATTGAGTTATAGAACCTCGTTTTGTAGATTTTTCAATTCGTTCTAATTTAAGATTAGGATTATCATAAAAACAAACAACTGATATATCATTACCAGTTATTCTAAACTTTTCATATAACCATTCTATGGTTTTTGTTGGAAAAGAATCGTCATGTTTGATACCTGTAAATCGTTCTTCTTCTACTGCACCTAAAACTTTACCATCTTTAATCAAGGCAGCTGCTGAATCATGGTAACCACATGCAATTCCTAAAATGTAACCTTTCATAAAAATTCGTTATCTAAATATGGATTTTCATCTTCATCTGGTTTTTGTTGCCAAAATTCTTTAGGCTTTGGTATTCTAAACTCACCATGTTCAAGATATTCATTTAACATTTTTTTCTGATGTTCTTTCATTACATTTACAACTTTGGTAATGTAATGAGTTTTACAATCAGTCATCTCTCGTATAAGTAGATATAAATGTTTTTTATTAAAATTTTCTATGTATTCACTTCTACGAAATAATTCTAATACTGCGTCTGCTATTTGTAAATCTCGTTTCTTTGTAAAAACATAATTTAAATTTATATCCCAATATTTTAACATTATGTCTTTAAATTCTTTAAACTCATCGTTTTCTTCTACTTCATAAAAATCATTTTCAGGATTCCAAGTTTCTGGCATTTCAGACAAAAGTGCATTTTGTTTCCACCTTTTAAAATTACCATTGTTTGCTAAAATTAGATGATTCTTTGCAATAATAGTAAAATAAGAAAATGCTCTACCTTTACCTTCTTTGTACATATGCATCTTTTCAACCATTGTAGAAACAACCTCTGTTTGAATATCTTTTTTAGGTACATCAAAGTAAGTAAACTTAAATGTATTTAAAACATTTTCTGCAAGTTTCTCGAAAGGATATTTAATTCTCTCTTCGTAAATTTTAGACCTTTCTTGGGGGTCTTTACATTTGTTATATTCTACGATTGCTTCTTGTGCTGGTGTACCAAAATATATTTTGGATTTTTTTCTTCTTTGTTTAGCCATACTAAAGTTCGTTGTCTAAATCTTCTATTATTTTTTTAATTTCATTAAATGAAACTCCAACCTCATCATCCTTTTCAAATACTTCTCTATTATCTAATTTTCTCATATTATCTAATGCAGAAAAAACTCGGGTTCGTACATCTTCTAATGTAGTAACCAATCTATCCTCTAACTGTTCATTTTGTTTGAGTAGATTTCGTACACCTATGAGTAAAATAAAATTGATAATAATTGAAATACCAATGATGATATTGGTACTTGTAAAATATTCTAACATACTATTCTAAATTTAATTCGTAACCTGAAAATACTTTCATATATCGTGTAATAGGAGTTCCATTGGCATCTTGGAAATCTTTACCCTCTCTAATCCAATCAATTACATTACCAGCACCTCCTAAGTGGGCTGCAGCAAGTAATCCACTTTCAGTTACATAAACTCCATGAAGAACTTTACCATCATACTTACGAATGAATCTACGAAGTGTTTTCTTGTTTTCTGTAAGTAATCTTGTCATTGCTTCTTCTTGTAATACTGGTGAAGATAAAAACTTTTTACGAGTTGTTTTTATTCCAATCAATTCCAATGTTTCTCTATGAAATTGATATTTCCCCATATAACCCAAGCGATTTACTTTGGTGTAATCATTTGAACTTTCATAATGTCCAATCTTATCTAAGAAAGAATGATGGTCTTTTAAATCAATTTCAATCTTTGATGTTTCCAACTTTGGCATTATAACTGCTATAGCAGGCCGTGTATCTATCGTAAGTGGTTCTATTACATCTCTTTGATAAACTTCTGCAACTTTAAATGCAGTCAAAAAAAATGTCATTGTAACAATAAATGAAAGAAAAATATTTTTCATAAGGTACTCCTTATTTGGTTTGGTACAAAGATACGAAAAAAATCTTAAAGTACCAAATTTAATTTAAGCTTCTCCTATAACCCCAAAATAATTAGTCATGGAATCGAAAGGTTCTGAATCAACCTCCTCTTGTTCGTGTAATTCTTTGAGTTGTTGATTTAGTACTTCGGTGTTTTCTACTAATCGTTTATCCAACTCTCGTTCTAAAATAACTCCTTGTTCTACTAGAATATCTACCAAAGTTTGTATTACAATACTTTGAGATAATATTCGTTCGTTCAATTGTTTTATTATGTGTTTATCGTGTAATGTCATTAAATAAATCCATTATGTCGTGTTTATCTTCGTCTCCCCATACAAGGTCACCAAATACATCATCGATACTATTTGGGTGATAACCCATTGCACTTGCCATTCTCACACACATAACTTTGAACTCTTGAATGTCCATGTCATCAGGAACGGTGAATTGAATTTCTGATGCTTCTCTACAATCTTCAAGAAGTTCACTTGTATATCTAAATATAAGTTTTCCCATTTTTTCTATATTTATAAGATTTCAGCACCTAATTTCAACATAGGTTCTGCCTTTTTATATTTCATAAATTCGGTATCTCCATTTGGTAATTTAACCATTACTCTTTCGTTTCTACCATACTTTTTAGTTGATGTAACTGTTGTGGTATATCTACGAACAGAATCGGTTATAAGTACGCCATTTAAGTGGTCTATCTCGTGTTGAGCACAAACACACTCTAATAATCCTTCATCTGAAAAGAAATCATTTGAATCTTCCCAACCTTCTTTTTTATCTGGTGAAAAGATAACTGTACCTAAGTTATCACATTCTACTGTAAAAGATTTGAATCTAACCGTCTTTATAGGTTTTCTCATTGATTTAGGAATTGATAAACATTGTTCTACATAAGCAACAGTTTCTTGTGATACTTCAACTACTTTAGGGTTGATTAACACTAAAGGTTCTTTTACATTGATTACACATGCACGAACATCTAACCCTAACTGATTTGCAGATAATCCAATTCCACCATGTTTTGCTAATCCTTGTAACAAAGTTGTAGAGATTTCATCTATCTCTTGCTGTGTCATTGGTTTAGGTTCAATTACCTTTTTTAATTTACTACTATCTGTAACTAATCTCATCTTATTCTTTTGTAACTAATCTTCTTTTTCTAACATCTTCACCAAAATTTCTTTCGTAAATTGTTTTACCACCATCTGGCGATTCTAGGATTTTGGCATCTTTCATTTTTTCATTTAACTTTTCTAATCGAGATACATTATCCCAATAAAGTTTTCTAATTGCAGCACCCAACTCCATATCGTTTGGGTATTGTTCTACTAGTTCAAATAAATCTTTCATAATATTATTGTTTTAGTTCACCGTTTTGAAATTTTTCTAATAACCAAGATGAGGATTGAATTTTATCACCAAGGCCCCATACCAAATCTATACCCAATTGTTTACATAAATCCTCTTCAGCAGCAGGAACTCCACCAGAAACTCTATCACCACCATTACCAAATGCAAAAGTTCCATTCTCCCATTCGTTTCCTCTTCTCTGCCATTCAATCTTAGCTCTTTCGATAAAATCAACAGCGGTAATATCACGAGGGTCTTTTGGATTCATTACATAAGTCCACTCAACTCCTTTAATGTGTTGCATGATATACTTTCGCTCATCTTCTGACATAAAGGATTTTCCTTTTTTATTTCTTAACCATTTTTCAGAGTTGAGACCAATCCAAACTTCATCAGCAAGTTCTAATCCATTTTGAATGCATTCGATATGTCCCATATGAACAGGGTCAAATCCCCCACTCATCAACATTACTTTATATTTCTTTTTTTGTTCCATAATACAAAGATACGAAAATTATTTTAATTTTACAAATTTATCCCCAAGAAAATCCTGCTCCCATATGACCCCACTTTGCAGTTTCGGCAAATTGTGGTTTTCTTAAATCCAAGAAATCAATAATTCCTTTTGGCGTAAGGTCGTATCCTTCAACATATTTAAAGAATAATCCCTTTTCTTCATTTATTGGTCTTTCACTTCCTTTAATTGCAGCTTGAATAGGATGTGGATAACCGATTGCGTAAGACAATTCTACAAATGCATAATATAAGTTATATTCTTGAACAGCATCAACAGCTACCTTTCGAGCCATATAAGCAGCTGAACGGTCTACTTTAGTAGCATCTTTTCCACTAAAAGCACCACCACCAAGTGGAACTCGTGGACCGTAATTATCTACTGCAAGTTTTCGGCCAGTCAATCCTGCATCTGCCTCAAAACCACCAATAGACCAATCACCTGCTGGGTTACAATGTGTTTTTTCTAATCGTAATGGCACATTTCGTGATTGGTGAATCTTTTGTCCTTCATTTTTAAAAAACTCTTGAACCAATTCATCAAGTTCAGTTGATTTTGCATTTTGGAATGATGCAACTACTTGTGCTTCATCTCCATTTATAGTAACCTGAGTTTTTCCATCATATGGAAAATATTGATAAATAAATTTATTCAAACTTCTAGCAAGTTCATATTCAAACGGAACAAGTGTCTTAGTTTCATTGCAGGCATAGCCAATCATAATTCCTTGGTCTCCAGCTCCACCGATATCAACTCCTTGAGCAATTTCAGGTGATTGTTGAACCAAATGAATTGTTACATCATCTACATCTGATATATCTTTTACTATTTCTTTTATTGTACTATCGGAAACGTCTCCTGTGGAAGTTACCTCACCAGTAATCCATACCTTTCCATGACCTCCCATTGTTTCTATTGCACACCTTGAGTTTGGGTCTTGTTCTAAATACTTGTCTAAGATAGAATCTGATATTCTATCACACATTTTATCTGGGTGTTTTGGAGACACACATTCTGCTGTTCTCATTGTTTTGCCTTTGTTATTAAAGTTGTTATTATGTATAATATAAAAATTGGTACTGATGGTATGAAGAAAAGTAATACAAATAATAATCTCCAAAGGGTTGGGTCTGAATCTGTATATTCACCAAGTCCACCACATATACCCGAAAGTTTTCTATCTTTTGAACTTCTATAAAATTTATTATTCATCTAAGAGTTGTTGTAGTTTTTGAATTTCTTTTTTTACTTTTGGTGTTTGAGGTTCTTCTTTTAGTTTAAGAATTTTCTCTACAATCTGTTGTTTGATTGAGTTCATAATTTAGTTTGATAAAGGTGCTTTAATTGTAGGATGTGAATGATAATGTAAAATCTCATAATCAAATTCACCATCCAATAGTTCAACATTATTTAATTTTAATTTTGGTAGATGTTCAAAAGGTTCTCTACTAATTTGTTCTTGTGCTTGTTCTAAATGATTTAAGTATAAGTGAGTATCACCTAAGTTACCAATCAATCCTCCTGGTATCATATTTACCTCATCAGCAATTAACGATAGTAACATACCATAAGATGCAATGTTAAATGGTAACCCTAAAAAGGTATCAACACTTCTTTGATTCCAAGAAAGTGAAATAGTTCTTTCAGGTACTCCTATTTGATTTAATTGTTTGTGATACCAATCTCTTGATTTAGTTAAAGTAGTTTTATTTAGATAATCAATTCGTTCATCCAAATTTAACATTCTTGTATAAACTTGGAAACCATAATGACAAGGAGGTAATGTCATATCTTCTAACTCACCAACATTCCAAGCAGAAACCATTAACCTTCTTGAATCTGGATTTGTTTTCAGTTGTTCGATTAGGTTTTTAATTTGGTCATTACCATCCCAATCTCTCCATTGTTTACCATAGATTGGTCCAAGTGTTCCATCTTCTTTACCAGCCTTTTCAAAATCACCATCCCAAATCTTACATCCATTATCTCTTAGATACTGAATATCAGTTCTTCCTTTTAAAAACCATTTGAGTTCGGTCATAATAGATTTGATTGCCATCTTCTTAGTTGTCAGAAGTGGAAACCCCTCATTCATATTATGAACTATTTGTTTTCCAAATACCGAAAGAGTACCTGTACCCGTTCTATCTGATTTCTCTACTCCATTTTCTAAAATGTTAAGTAGAAGTTTTTGGTATTGTTTATCTAAATTGTTCATATTACAAATATACGAAATTATTTGAACTTTTCCAAACGTTCTATCTCATTTTTTATTTTTATATTCCAAGGACCCCAAGTAATATTATCTAATAACCACTTACGATAATAAGGTGGGACTGATGATACCGGCTTTCCACTATACTTTCCAAAGGTCATATAAACTTTTTCAATCTCACCTTCTTCGTTTATTTTCTCAGCAAGATTAATACCACCCTCTAAGTGGATTCCGATTTCGTGCATTGGAATACCTGTGATTTGTTTTTTATTTTCACCAAATAGTTCCCATTCTTCGTTTCCTGTATCTTTGTAGTATAGTTCTTCTACTTTACCAAATCTTTCAACAGAGCCCACGAAATCAACTACAATACAATCTTTTTTTGATTCGTGGATACGAGTTCCCCTACCAACAAACTGATACCACCAAGAGATTGATGCAGTTGGTCTACCTGTAATCAAACAATCTAATTCAGGGTAGTCAAATCCAACTGTAAGAACATTTACTTGAACGATAACTCGTATCTGTTGATTTCTGAATTCTTCAATAATTCGTTTTCGTTCTTCTTTGGGTGTCCCACCATGAACTACTGCTGCTTGAGGAATTCGTTTGGCAAGATTGGTTGCTTGTTCGATTGTTGGTACTGCTACTAAAATAGATTTTCTATCGTAGAGTTCAGCAACTTTCTTCACAATCTTATCACCAATGTTTTGGTTCTCATAAGAACGAGCAATGGAGTCAGAAGTATATTCTGCTCCACTTGAGTTGTAGACAAGAGCACCAGTATCGAAATCATAGGACTGATAAACAAGAGGTGTCCAATATCCTAACTTTACAATGTCTTGAATTTGCGAAACATGAAGAATATTTCTAAAGAACATTCCATGCTTAGAACGATTAGTCAGCATTACCAACTTTGAGTAGGGGCCAGTTTCACCCATGTTGGTTTGCAATTTTAAGGGGGTTGCGGTAAGACCAAGTATGTGAGTAGCTTTCATAGCATCCACAAATCTACGGAGTTGCCCGGATTTATTTCTCGGATATCTATCACACTCATCGATAATGATTTTACTGACCCCCATCTCTTTGAACTGAGATGCAATATTGATAATAGAACCAATAGTTGCATAAGTAACATCACCCAACTCTTTACTACCCATTGATGCTGAGTAAATAGATGCCTCACCGCCAAGTGTTATAAACTTGTTGTAGTTTTGTTCTAACAGTTCTTTAGATGGTTGTAGTACAAGAAGTTTTTCACCAAGCTCTTTTGCTATAGCAGCAATCACAATCGATTTACCGAATGCAGTAGGTGCAACGATAATCGATGGTGTCATTTTAGGAGTTCTAAAAAACTCAACCCCTATTGCTACAGGCTCAACTTGGTTTTCTCGTAACTTCAAAGTTTGTATTTCTTTCTATATATTTGTTCAAACGAAGAACCAACACCAATTTCTAACAATTCATGTTCATGCGGTATTGGTGGCTTTCGTTTATTTTTATCTATGATATCATCTACTCGAATGTTAGTAAATATATCAATATATATTTTTGAATTTTTACGAGGGCCTTTATGTACCACAACCACAGGTTGTTGTGCATTTAAATTACCCATTTGTAATTATTCCCCATGCTATCATTGAAACGATAACGATTAAAAATCCAATACAACCCATTGACATTACTTTGTAATTAGATTCCATTTGGTCTTTTCTTCTTCCTTGATTTTCAAATTTTTCCATCATGGTGTCTTTTTTTAAGTTTGTTTAATTTAATTCTTTTATGTTTTAATTTTTTGTATAATTTTTGAATCGTAGTTTCTTTAACTTCTTTAACTTCTTTTCTACGAGCTCTTGCTCTTTCTGA